TTTTACGGAATTTTAGCACAACCTACCTCACCCTTTTTATACTATTAAATTATAATGAGAAGCTTCCAATTTATTTAATGAGAATTCTGTCGTAACGTTCATCTCTTTTTGATTTCGGGTTGTTGATAATAAGTTAAACATCAAGCTAGTTAAGTACAAACCGTCACGTGGCTTACTCTATATAGAGAGCTTACGGTCATAAGCCCTTGAAATACATTAAGACTCTTCAAACTAAATAAGGTGGTCTTTTGGTTCAGTTTCATTTCCGCAAAAGGTAATTTTCCTATTCATCAATAATTGATTATCCAAAATTCGTTATGGGTCAATGTTTCGACTATCGGGATCTTCTTCATATGGAATTTCCACCTATGTTAATATCTCGCACCACGCACACAAGTGCTACACTTGTGAGTTTGAGATCTGCCATAAACGAATTAGCAAGGACAGTATGCTAATTCTTTTATAGAGGGGCAGATCAATAGAACCCTCTCTAATCCTGGGCAAGTTTCTTTGAAACTTCCCAGAAGGCATCTTTCAACTCATCATAAGTTGGAAACACCCACTCCTCAATCCATTGCTCATAGCCGCATTCTAGAAGAATATCTTTTAAAATTTGTCTATTAGCAATAAATTCATCCTTTCCATACCAAAAGAACTCTCGAACTGCCGATGCAACAACTGATATAAGCTGTTCCTGTTCAACTACTGCTTTAGATCTAACCCAGACTGTTAGTGATTTATATATGGACTCTTTTTCAAGAGGCGCCACATAAGCTCCAACATCCGCATCAAATCGCCAGCGCCTCTTCAAGAAAGTCGCATCATCTATATGTATATATGGAACACTCTCAGCCTCTTTATCAGCCATAGTGTACGTAACATCAAGCTCGCGCAAAGCTTCTGATATGGTTGTATGATTCATCCAAGGGATATCATTAGCTATACCCATGATATTATCGTCCCCATAAGTCATAAGTGCAACTTTATCCTTAAAAGTTGTCACTTCTTCTTCTGGATTTAAAGTGATGTAACAATATCTGACGTAAAGGGAATTGACGAGACTATTAATAATGACTGTTAAGGGGTGTCCACTGG